GTAATCGGAAAATCTAAAGGGTTAAAAATTGTTGATGGAAAATTACAAGGGAAAATTGAATTTGCAGTTAATGAAAATCCCAAAGCTAAAGTTATTTTTGATTTAATCAAAGGAGGATATTTAAATGCTTTTTCAATTGGATTTATCCCGAAAGAATTTGATGATAAAAATAATATTCTTAAAAGTGAATTATTAGAAATTAGCGTTGTATCAGTTCCAGCCAATGCGGATGCTTTAGTTCAAGCAAAAGCTAAAGGAATTGATATAGATATTTTATATGAACAAAATTCTAAAACTAAAAAAGATAATGGGAAAACTACCAAAAAAGATGACGATAACAAAGATAAACGGGCAAAGGATAAAAAGCAAAGAGATGACAAAAAAACAGATGAGCAAATCAATAATGAAGTCGAAAAAACAGCCTTTATAGAAACGAAAGAATATGAAAATTGGGATGAAACAAATGAGTTTGTAAGATTTAAAGTTAAAGATATAGCACATTTTGAGGATAGAACAATGGAAAAAATAACGCTTAAAAAAAGTTTTCCGCAAATAATGGCAACAGTTGGAAATCTATCAAAAGATGAAAACAAATCAGTTCAAATGCTATTCTTTGTTAAAAATGACGGCTGGAATATAGATGACGCTAAAAAGTGGTTTACTAATCGGCAAATGGAAGTAATGGGAAGCCCAAAACCTAATGAGAGCGTAAATATCGGTAAATCAAAATGGTTGGAAGCTGTAAAAGAAGAAAATAAAAAACAATTAAGCAGATTAAATAAAATTTGTGAAGCTATCAAGCTTATTGGCGGAGTGGATACGAGAACGCTTGCGAAAAATAAAGCGGATAAGAATAAGGTAATTAATAAATGCCTTAAGGAGTTAATTAAAATTAAGAAAAAATAATATGGAATTATTGATGTTATTAAAAAAGATTTTGAGAGCTAACGCGATTACAGCTAGCCAAAAAAAATCAATCGAAACTTCTTATAAAAGTCTTTCAAAAGATGAAAAAGAAGTTTTAAAAGGAGACTATGAAAAAGCTTTGGCTTTGGATGGTGATGATGATAATGGTGATGATGACGGCGTAAAAGCTGAATTAAAATCATTATTAGAGGGAGTAGAAGATAAAACTTACAACAAAGTATTGAAAAAAGTTGATGAGTTTATGAAAGAGGAAAAGGAAAAAATGGCTAAAAAAATTGGTGCTTATTCTGAAAAGAAAATTGATAAAACTAGAGAGTTGAGCGCAAAAGTTAAAGGAATGATGACCGCAATTTTGAAAAAAGATGACACTTTATTGAAAGAAATGACAACTGATGCAACTGGTACCCCATACGCAGGTTACACTGTAGATAGTGAGTTAAGTGCTGAAATTAGACATTTAATTACTGAGTATGGTGTTGCGGCACGAGAGATGATGAGCATCACTTTATCAAAAGGTGATTTAAAAGCCAACGATTTAATGACTGATGTTTCAGTTAATTGGACTGATGAAACTGGTTCAATTCTATCTAGTGAAGTTGTTCTAGGACAAGAAACTTTAGCATTGAAGAAATTGACTGCTATTGTTGCTTTAACTTCTGAATTAATGGAAGACACTGAAATTGATTTATTTTCGTTTGTTGCTGGCAGAGTTGCTGAGGGATTCGCTAAAAAAATTGATTTAGCATTTTTTAAAGGCGACGGGACTTCAACATACGGTTCATTCACTGGTATCCTAGAAAATGCAAGTGTTAATACTGTGTCTATGACTGGTGCTACTTTTGCAAGTATTGATGCTGATGATTTACTTGATATGAGAGATGCTACACCACAAGGAGCATTGTCTAATTCTAAGTATTATATGCATAGAACGATTAGAAGTTATATCAGAAAATTGAAAGCTACTGATGGAACTTACATCTATCAAGATCCTAGTGCTGGTGGACCTGCTACAATTTGGGGTGATCCAGTTGTAGAAGTTGAAGCAATGCCATCAAAGACTGATACTGCGGCTGAAACTGGATTTGTAATTTTCGGAGATTTGAAAAAAGCTTGTATTTATGCCACAAAAGGACAAATGAAAGCTAAAAGATTTGATGCTGGAATTGTAAGAAATGTTGCTGATGGTGGTGATATTAATCTTATTACTTCTGACAGAGAAGCTGTAAGATGGACTACTAGAGTTGGTTATATCGTAATTTTGCCAAAAGCAATAACTATTTTAAAAACTGCGGAATCTTCTGCCTAAACTTTATTGTTTATTTATCTAGGGGGTTTAGACCCTCTAGGATAAGTAAAAAATATTATGAAAAAATACACATATAAAAATATAATAACAGGTAAGAAAATACACTCAAACGAGCTTTTGCACGATGAAGATTTAGTGTTAGTAACAGAAATTAGAACAAAACCAATTAAAAAATTTTATAAAAAAACATTATGAAATACACTACAGAGGCGAAAATTAATACATTCTTAGGTGAAACTATACCATCAGGAAGTGCAGATGATGCAATTCTAAGCGTTGAACAATATATTGATAATTACACTCAAAGAAACTTCAAAGCTGATAGCGTGGCAGTAGAAAGAGTTTTTACTGGAAGTGGTAAGCAGGTAATGACGATTGATGATTGTATCGATATTAGCAAGGTAGAATTAGGTAGTGATTTTTATGGTGATAGCCAAACTGAAATTGATAGTAGTGGATCTAATGGATATGTTTTATTACCTGGAAATTACGCTTTAAATAATACGCCAATTACTGAAATATGGCTTAAAAGCAGAACTTGGACAGCAGGCCTACAAAACCACACTGTAACAGCAAAATGGGGATATTCGGAAACTGCACCCGCTGATATTGTATGGGTTGCAACATTCTTATCCGCAAGCATTTACAAACAAGGACAAAGTGGGAATATTGGAGGGTTAGCAAGTGAAAGAATTGGAGAATATTCAGTAGGATTTAAAAATGAAGATGAATTATCAGATTTTAATAAAGCTATGAAAATTTTAGATAGTTATAGAAAAATAATTATATGAGTATAGCAAAATTTTTTAACAAAACATTTACAATTAGCCGTATGGCTTGGACTAATGAAAGCAGTTCAGAATCGGTTATAACTACTTTTAAAGGACATTTACAGCAGGCAAGTGCGGAATTAGCTGAAAGTTTAGGGCTATCATTTACTAAAACATTTAGTCTTTGGTGTGATAAGAGTATTGAAGTTAAAGAACAAGATAGCTTGAGCGATGGAACATATACTTATTTAATAAGGGCAATTAATTCAAGAAATTATAGTTTAAGTTCAAATAATGAGCATTTACAATTAATACTTGAAAGAGTTGAAATAGTATGAGCAATCAATTTAATATAAAAATAAAAGGATTAAAAGACTTTGAAAACGCTATTAAAAGAAATCCTCGAAGAACTGAAAAATTTTTAAAAAATTTCTTTGTTGATGCAATAGCAGTTTATAGAAAATTAGTAATCAGGCAACCGTGGAAAGTCGGGAAAAGTGGAGGCGGAGCGCCAGTAATGACAGGAGCTTTAAGAGATAGCCACCAGGCAGGAACTAAAATTGGAAGATTTGAGGCTAGCATCGGACCAGATGAACAAACGGCTAAATATGCTAAATATGTCCATGGCGAAAAAGGACAGATTAACAGGCGAACAGGAGTAAAAGCGAGACCTTGGCTAGACTACGCATATAAAAAAGGAGATACGGAAGTTACAAGGCTACAAGATAATTTATTAAAAGATATTGTTAAAGATTTGGCTCTATGATTTATCCAACATTAATAAGTAAAATTAAAACATCACTTGAAGCGGTTGATTCGGTAAAAGAAGTATTCAGTTATCCTAAATCTAAATTGTCTAAATATCCGTCTATAGTATTTTTTCCAAACGGTTTAGACAACGAATATAACAACACTGGCGAGAATTTAAAGACTTATAAGTTCTCAATTTTCCTTGTAATTGGGGCAATTCAGACAACGATTGATACCGTCTACAATACAATACTGCCAAAAGCCTTAGACGAAGTTTTAGCACAATTAGACAAGGATTGGAACACTGGAACGATTGACGGGCATAGAGCTTGGTCGCAAGTAGAAACAGGAAGCTGGAGTTTAAGCACGGAACAAAATAGCATTGAATTAACAGCAGAATTAACATTAAATATAAAAGTTTTAACTAATAATTAAAGAAAAAAATATGGAAATAATAGGAAGAAATATAGAAGTAGGCTTAGGAGTTGAAAAAGTCCGAGGCACAGCTCAATTAACTGCTGAAAAATGGGTTAAAAATGTAACTGCCAATATTGTCGAAAAAGCAGAACACGCAATTGACGATAATTCTCACGGTGTCCTCGAGGATAGTGATAATCGTAGAGTAGTCAGAAAATGGATTGAGGGAAATCTTGAGGGTATTGCTCACGCTGATGTGGTAGGTTATTTATTTTATAACTTATATGGAGGAGTAACTTCAAGCGTAGTCGCTGGGGTTGTTTATTCTCATTTATTCGAGTTAGCTCAAACAATTCAACATAATTCATTAACTGTATTTGCAAAAGATGGAGCAGTCCAACAATTATCTTATGATAATGGAATGGTTGGAACATTAGAGATTAACGCAAGTGTGAATGATTATGTGAGATTTACATCTGGATTTATGGCAAAAGAGGCAAATTCAAACGCTGATACTCCTAGCTATGATACTGAATATGATTTTATTTCAAGAGATATCACGGTTAAAGTCGCTGATACAGAGGCAGGATTATCAAGTGCAGACGCTACAAAGATTAAAGATTTATCTGTTACTTTCGATAATGGGTTAATTGCGGATCAAGTATTAGGTAGTTATTCACCAGATGATATTTATAATTCTAAGTTTAGTATTGAGGGAAGTTTTTCAAGGAATTTTGATGATACAACTTTTAAAGATTTATTTCTAGCTGACACTTCTAAATATATGGAAATTACAATTGAGGGAGCGGTAGATATTGGGGGAGCTAATCACCCGTCAATAACTTTAGTATTGAATAAAGTTAAAATAATGAATTGGGATAGAAGTGGAGGGAATGACGAATTAGTAAATGAAACAATCGATTTTAAAGCGTTTTATAATGAGACTGATGGCGAGGCTAGTAAATTAACTTTACAAAACTTAACTGCCGAATATTCAACGCCAATATCTGACTGATTATTAACTAACATTAAATAAAAATGAAAACAATTAAACTAACAAATTGCGAAATTAAATTAGTAGATAGTCTAACTTGGGGGCAATATCAAGATATTGAGGATGTAATAATGACAGGAATTGAAGTTGACAATGCTGGACTTAAAAAGATTAGTCCAACAATAATGAGAGAGCAAAAATATAAAATGCTTGAAATTTGTATCAACGAAATTAAAGAGGGCGAAGAAATCAAAACTTTCTCTAAAGAATGGATGGATAATTTATCAAAAAATGACGGCGACGAATTAATGAAAGCAGTTGATGAAATCAGTAAAAAAAAATAGTATTTGATAATTTAAACTTTCAATTACAAGGGAAAAAAGGAGTTCAAAAGGTTGTTCTAATGGAGATGTTAAGTGCTGAATATGGCTGGACACCTACCCAAATTATGGAGCAACCTTTTGAATATGTAAAAGCATATCTTGAAATCATAAATACTAAAAGAATTTTAGAAAAAAATAATCATAAAAAAAATGGCAGATAGTAGAAAACTACAAATATTAATAACAGCTAAAAATGATGCTGAAAAGCAGTTGAATAATCTTAATGGTCAAGTTAAAAAACTTGGTCCAGCATTTAGCAAAATGGCGACATTCGGTGCTGTTGCTACAACTGCAATCGGTGTTGGAGTTGGAAAGGCAATTAAAAACGCTTCTAATTTAGAAGAAAGTATTAATGCGGTTAATGTTGTTTTTGGTGAGGGTTCTGAGAAAATATTAGAATTTGGTAGAACTGCTGACAAGTCTGTCGGAATGGCTAACTCAGTATTTAATCAAATGTCTACGCAAACAGGGGCTTTATTGAAAGATACTGGTTTAAGTTTTGATGAAGTTTCACAAAAAACAATTGACTTGAGTGTTCGAGCGGCTGATATGGCTTCTGTATTCAATACTGATGTCGGCGATGCTATGAGTGCAATTAATCAAGCATTAAGAGGCGAAACGGAGGCAATTCGTAGATATGCTGGTGATGTAACTGACGCAACTCTTGAAACTTTTTTATTGTCAAAGGGTATAAATAAATCAGTTACGGAAATGACACAACAAGAAAAAAGGCTTGGAAGAATAGATTTAATAATGTCTCAAACTGCGGTTACTGCTGGAGATTTTGCAAATACTTCTGAAAGCTTAGCTAATAAACAAAGAATATTATCGGCTACATTTACAAATGTAAGTACTCAACTAGGAAGTCAATTTATACCTATATTAACAGATATTTTAACAAAAATAACACCAGTAATAGAAAAAACTTCTGAGTGGATAAAAGAAAATCCTGAATTAACAAGAAATATAGTTTTAGTTGGTGGAGCTGTTTCTTTATTAATATTAGGACTAGGAACTTTAGGCTTAATTTTGCCAGCAATCATAACAGGTTTTACATTATTAGTAAGCCCGATAAGTTTAACAATAATAGCAATTACAACATTAATAACCGCATCAATAAGTTTAGTGAAAAACTGGGAACAAACAAAAGACTCTTTAGCTTTCGTTTGGAGTGGCATAGAAATTATATTTCAAAACTCTATCGATTCGATACTTGAATGGTTACAGCCTTTATTTACAGCAATAGACAAAGTTAAAAGAGGTGGTTCTATTATCTCTAAATCATTCAAAAATCTACCAGCAAATCTCGGCTTTGGTGGAGCAAGAGCTAACGGTGGACCAGTAAGCGGTGGAAGTTCTTATTTAGTTGGAGAAAAAGGACCAGAAATTTTTAGCCCAAGTTCAAACGGTAAAATAATACCTAATAGCGGAATTAGTGGTGGCGGTGTTACTGTAATTGTAAACGGTGATGTTTCAGGTAACGAATTAATCGAGAAAGTAAAACAATCATTAATGGGAGAATTGAGCTTAAATAATCGTATAGCAATATGATAATTTTAAAAATAAACACAATTGACAAATCGGACTTCATTAACTGGGTAAGTCTAAGCGTAACGCAGAATTTAACAAATCTTGTTGATGTTGCTAGTTTTACCGTGCGAAAATTCGGAGATAAAACACTAGAGCCAGTTTACAATGATGATATTGAGATTTCAGATGGAACTACTAAGATTTTTTCAGGGAAGATTTTGAAAGTTAGTGAAAGTGTGGAGGCTAGTCAAGGGGTTGTTTATTCTGTTAGTTGTGTTGATCACACATACGAATTTGACAAATTATTAGTAGGAAAAACTTATAAAAATAAAACTATAAGCGAAATTATAGCGGATATTATAACAAATTACACTCCAGCAGGCAGTGGTTTTACTTCAAATAACGCAACTTCTACATTTTTAATTAACAAAATAGTTTTTAATCAAGTAAGACCTAGCGATTGTTTAACACGATTAGCTGATTTATTAAAATACGATTGGTATATTGACGAAGATAAAGATGTTCATTTTTTCAGTAAAGAAACAAATTCCGCTCCTTATAATTTAACAGATACAAGCGGAAATTTTGTATATAAAAGTTTAAAAAGAAATATTGACGGCTCTCAACTAGTGAATAAAGTAAAAGTTAGAGGCGGAGAATATGACGGCGAAACATACACAGATAGCATTACAGTATCAGGAGATATTTCAAAATCCTTTAAATTGCCTTATAAGATGAGTAATTTAACTGTTAAATTAAATACTGTAGTCCAAACGGTAGGGGTGGATTTTATAGATGATTTTACAAGTTCAGATGTTTTACACAATTATCAATCGCAAAGTTTTAGATTTGAAAATGTTTTGACTGACGGGGATGTGATTGAATTTAGCGGAAATCCTAAAATAAGAGTTTTCGCAGTTGCTCAAAATTCTGGGAGTGTTTCAGATTATGGAGTAATTGAAAAACTAGTTAGGGAAAATGATATTAGTAGCAATGAAGTTGCGAGACAAAGGGCGCAAGCTGAATTATTGGCTTATAGCGAGAAATTAATTGACGCAAAATTTCTCACTTATGATAGCGGGCTAAGGGTTGGAATGAATATTAATGTTAGCAGTGATAAGCGTGGAAGTGATGATAGTTTTTTGATTAAATCGCTTAATTTTTCAACGATTGATCCGAATACTTTTATTTATAAAGTAAATTGCGTGAGCACTAAAACTATTGATTTTATTCAACTATTACAAAAGATAATAAAAGCCGAACCACTAGATATTGACGAGACTGAAACAAGCGAAGAAATTTTTTCTATAAATGAAGAGGTTAATATTGAAGAAAGTATTGAAGTAATTAATCCTTATGATGTAGATGAAGAAGTTGAAATTACTGAAAACTTATTAATTGACCCTGTAGACCCTGATGATGTTGTTTTCGTTTTAGCTCCTTATGTTCCGACAAGTCAATTTGACACAAAACGAGCGGGAAGATTAGATATTTCAATGACACTATACGATGAAAATCCCCAGGGAATTGGAACTTGGGCAATTGGAACAACATTTATAATTAATTAATTTAAAAAAATATGTCACAACAAAGTAGAGCAAATTTAAAAACATACTTCGAAACAGGAGATACTCCGACCGAAGCTGAATTTATAAACTTAATTGATAGTTCAGGAAACATAAATGATAATGGAGATTTTGCTAAAAGAGAAATAGCATTAACTTTATTTGAAAGTGATGCGAGTGTTGAAGTTGGAGACGGAAAAGTTGCAATTCCAATACCAACAAATCTAAACGGATTTAATCTAATTAATGTTTTGGCAACAGTTCACACAAAGGGAATAACTGGCAATACTGATATACAAATAAGAAGACGAAGATCTGGAAGCGATGTTGATATGCTTTCAACTAAAATAACGATAGGAGATGAATTTTATTCGACTGATGAAGTTATTAATACTGCTAACGATGATATAGCCACAGGAGATAATTTATATATTGATGTCGATTCAATACATTCAGGAACCGCTCCTTTAGGATTGAGTGTAATATTAACCTTTGAAAAAGCTTAATTATATGATAGATACTAAAATATTAAAACAACTTAATATTGAATACGAAAATGAAATTATTGATGAAATAGAGGAAGAACAGGATGGATATTTATCTTTATACGGAACTTATTTAAGATATGAGCCTTATTTTGAAGATAGTAATTTAAAAATAACAGTTACTGAATATTTAACACCAAATAAAACAAGGGGTTTCCAAGTACTTTTTTATAAAACTTTAGAAGAAAAAGAATATAATAAATCTATAGGATTTGGCGATGAAGCACTTGCAAGGACAAGTAATTGGAATGAAATAATTAACGAGGAAATATAAAAATATGGCAAATACAAAATCAATAGACTTTGAACTAAGTTCAAGCCAATTTTTATCTCTAGCAGACTCAAGTCAAACAGGGTTAGACTTTTCTGGAGATAATTTAACAATTGAGGCTTGGATAAAATTAGAATCTCTTCCGACAGACAATTCTAACATCCCAATGTTTATAGCCAGTAAGTATTTTACAACTGGTGACCAAAGGGGTTATTCTTTTCGAGTAGATGCAAACAATGTATTAGGACTGAATATAAGTGATGATGGTACATTCAATGTAGGTTCTAGGACCATAGGGAATAGTAATGTAGCCTTCACTTCTTCAGATTTAGGTACATGGATACATGTTGCTGTTACATATCAGCAATCAACTAAGGCAATAATATTCTACATTAATGGAGTAGCCCAAACTACTGTATACAATGGAGCACGAAACGCTACTGGTATATATACAAACACAAGTAATTTTTTTATAGGGGCAAACCAAACAAATTACGGTTATTTTGATGGTAAAATAGATGAAGAAATTGCTTGGAGTACTGTAAGAACAGCTACTGAAATAGGAGAAAGTTATAATAGTGGAGACGGTAAAATATATGTTGGAAATGAAACAGGAATGGTTGGTTACTGGAGATTTGAAGATGATTTGTTAGACACTACGACTAACAATAATGATTTAACAAATAATAATTCGGCAACCTTCAGTACAGATGTTCCGTTCGCAGGGGAAACACCAGTAATATATAAACCTAAAATAATTAATTATTTTTAAACAATATGATAAAAAAAGAAGTACAAATAAAAGCGAATTATAAAGTTTTTCAATTATCTGATGAAGTTACTGAAAATAGTTTTACAATTTTAAACTTAATTAGAGAATTTGTTAAAACAGGGAAAAAAGAAATTATTGATAATTTAATATCAAACGGTTTTGTTTTAAATTATTCAGAAAATCATAATATTATACCGACAGTTGGGCGAAATGTTTTAGCTCGATTATTAGCAGGGGATACAACTTATAGCGGTGAAGTAGATTATGGAGCTATTGGTAATGGTGTAAGTCCAACTTTCACAAATGCAAGCACAACGCTGTCTAACGAAGCTTACAGAAAACAAGCTAGCTCGCAAGGGTTTGATGATAATATTTCTTATATCGATTGGTTTATTGCTAGTGGTGATGTTGCAGACGGAAGCTATACGGAGTTTGGGGCGTTTATTGAAGGCACTGCTAGTTCGGATAGTGGGCAAGCATTTTCTTTGGTTGCAATACCGATAACAAAAAGTGGAAGTGTTTTCGTTTCTGCTCAATATACATTAACTTAATAATTAATTTTTTAAAAATATGGGTTATCCTTGGAGTGCAGGAGACAAATTGCTTGCCAGTGAACTAAATGAGAGATTTAATATTCTTTTTGGCGATGGGTCAGATGGCGATGTTATAATATCAACCAACACAACTATTAATGAAGATAAATATTATAGTAACTTAGTAGTAAATGCTGGTGTTGAATTAAACACAAACGGATATAAAATATATATAAGAGCTAAACTTCTAAATAATGGAACTATACATAATAATGGAGAAAATGGAGGGGATGGTGGAAATGCGTCTGGTTCTACTTACGGAGGTGGTGGAGTTGGAGGTTTAGGGGGCGGTAGTGCATCTGTTGATGGTGGAGAAAAAGGAGCTAATGGAGGACGAGGAGGACAGTCAGGCATTGTTGGACAAGTTGGCTTTGATGGTGAAGATAAAAATCCTTCAATAACTAATGTTAATGGTGTAGGTGGAGGAGGTGGAGGAGGTAGTGTGGCTGGTGGTAGTGGGGGAGTAGCTACAATCGAAACTTCTCAATTTATAAAAAATCAATTTGGGGATACTCTGACGGTTAATTCAGAAAACGAAGAAAAAGATTTATACACAATAAAAGGTGAAACATCAGAATTTATATTGTCTACTAGTGCAGGGAGCGGTGGTGGAGGTGGTGGTGATAATACAACAGCAGGAGAATCTAGTGGTGGAGGTGGAGGAGCAGGTGGAAATGGTGGATGTGTATTTATAGCAAGTGTAGAAATAGAAAATAATAATTCTATTCAATCTGCTGGTGGGAATGGTGGGAATGGTGGGAATGGTTCAGGAGCAAGTGCTTTTGGTGGAGGTGGTGGAGGCGGAGGAAATGGTGGTTTAGTTTGTTTGATATATTCTTCTTTTTCAGGAAATATTCCAACGATGGCAGGCGGAAATAAAGGGATAAAAGGCACTGGTTCTAATGGCGATGGGAATGATGGGAATGATGGAAACAATGGTAAATATATAAAAATTAAAATAGTGAATAATTAACTTAAAAATATGGATATAAACGATTATTTAGAAAATACAAGAAAAGAAAGAGCAGATTATTCACCTAGTGGCGGATATGTTCTTGACGATGATAATAAAAAATTATAACAGGATTAATAATTGCCTCAACCGTTGGAGCTGGGGCAATTATAACAAAAGATAAACAAATAAGCAGACTTGAAGAATTGACGAATATAAAAACAATGACAATTCAAGAATTAAGAGAATATCAAAAATTAATGAATAATAATTTTGATAAGTATAAAAAAGTAGAGTTGAAAAATATTGACGGAAACATAAAAAATAAACTTAATAATCTAAATAATAATTGTAAATAATATGAATGATTTTTTAAAAAGTCCAATAGGAAAAAAAGTTGAAAAATACCTATGGGAATTAGCAGTTTTAACATTAATGTTGGGATTGACTATTGCTACTGATTTAAATGTTGCATATCTTGCAATATTAACACCATTAATCACGCAAATAACAAAATATATTAATGTAAACCACATTAAATAAAATGGAAAAATTAATAAACAAATACCCTATAAGAATACAGCTAGGAACATTTATTATTGTTTTATTATTTATTTTTGGATTTGCTAATAGCGTGAATAGTATAAAAGCTAATTTAGAAAAAGAAATAACCTATCTTAATAATTGCGTTGATAATCATAAAGAAGCTATCGATATATTAAAAGAAAAACAAGAAAAAAATTATGATAAAAATATTGAACAAGATTTGATATTGACTGGAATGGCCAAAGATATAAAAAATATATTAATAGGAATAGCAGATATAAAAAAAACTTTAAATGATTAAAGTGTTTTTGTCTATAAAATTTGACATTATATACAATTGGCTTTATTTTATTTTTATTATATTATAATATTAAATCGTTCTTTTTAAAAGAGGAGGATAAAAATGACTGCCAAAGACAAGAAGAAAATGCGAAAGGAAAAAAGACGGATTGAAAAGAAACGAAGTAAAGGAAAAAACATCAACAAACACCATATTTGTCCCAGAAGTCGTGGCGGAAGTGATGAAGCAAGAAATTTAGCTTATGTTGATATGTTTAAGCATCGTGATTATCATCGTCTTTTTGATAATAAGACACCAGAGGAGATTATTAACTTTTTGGTAGATTATTTCTGGAAAAGACAAACTGACTATATTTTCAATGCACTTTCAATCAGAGGGAGATAAACTATGAATATCAATCCTAGTGATGTTGTAAGAATAAAAGAAAAAGAGTTTTGGCGAATGAATCCTCAAAAAGGTTATACCTATTCGATTGAATGGACTCCTAAATTGGGAGGCTGGGTTCGTGCTAAGCTTGATGACTATGATCATTGGCACTATGTAGCTTGTATGCATTGCCAACACGCCGAAGGAATTGGACTTGCTATAATAGCAAGACAAGAAAAAGAGCGTGGATGCTAACCTTCTAAAAAAGCCTAATACAACATTAGGCTTTAATTAACAATTAATTTATTATATATAATTAATAACTTGACAAAATAAAATATGTATGATATATTGTAATTAACAAGAAAATATTTGCGTCTAAACAAAGTAAACCTATAAAACTAATTTACGCTTCCAAGAGGAGTGTAAAACCTCCAATTGTTTAGACGCAGTTGGAAGTGTAAATTAGTTTTGTGGGTTTTTTTATTTATTAACTTTTAAATTATGCAAGAACAAAAAAAAGAATTTACAGGGGTATGGATACCAAAACATATTATAGAGGATAATGATTTGTCGATGACTGATAAAATTATTTATTCAGAAATAGCTTGTTTTGAAAAATGTTTTAAATCGAATGAGAAACTCGGAGAAAGATATTCTCTTAAAAAAAACACAATATCGATTATTGTGTCAAAATTAATAAAAAAAGGATACATTTATAGTAACCAAAAAACAGGAGAATACAGACAATTAACAGCCCTAAAAGATAAACCAGATCAAAGAGCCTCTATCAGAAAAATCAAAGAGCCTCTATCAGAAAAATCAAAGAGCCTGTGTGATAATAATCAAACCATAGATAACAATATAGATAACGATAAGAAAACAAGTATTGCAAAAACAAGTTTTGCTGTAAATCCAACTAAAGAATTTTCCTATAAAGAGAAAATAAAAACAATGTTAAAGGATAAGAATAAACATATCCAAGTAATAGCTTTTTATCTATTCTATAAAGGAATTGTTTTTGAAAACGAAGAACAATACAAAGCAGGAATTAAAAGAAACTTAAGACCAGCTATGAGCTTAAAGGGTTATGAGTTAGAAAAGATAAAAAAAACTATGTACTGGCTGAATGGAACTGAAATTGACTGGACTATTGAAACGGTTGGTAGATACATTAATAGCAATTTAAATAAATTAACAGAAACTGGAGGCGTTTTTTATGGGGGAGAACCAAAAGAATTAAATAATTTTAATAAAAAAAACTATGCTAACTAAAATTTTACAAAACAAAAATTCAGCAGAAAGAGCTAAACAATGTAAAAACTACTTTCTGGAGAAAGGATATTTACACAACGATATTACAGGCTGGGAGAAAATAGAAACATTTGAAAAATTTAATCTTGACCCAAGTATGGAGGGAATACCAACTCAACTATATCAAGACTATGAATTAAAAGAACAAAAATTCATTGAAAGAGATTTACTAGGAAAAAAAATTGGGGCTAAGAGCAATTTTGTAAAAGTATTTAAAGACACTTATCATCCTGGAGCAAGTGAGGACTTTTTGAGATATAAAGAATGGAAAAATAAAAAAGATAAAAAAGAATTTGCTGAAAAAATCAATAAACCTATTTTTAATTAACAAATAACAAACAATAGAAGAATATGAAGAAGAAAAAAAGAAACTAATTAATTAATATTTTAAAGAAAAACAAATGAAAAGAATACACTTTTTAATAATCATTTTATTTATAGCGATATTCTATAAGATAATAGATATGAAGATTGATAATTATTATCACTTATTAGAAATTAGAATTGATACAGAATTTATTAATATTTATCAAACAATAGATAATCAAAACGATTTAATAAATTTAATAATAAACAAATGAAGATAAAATTAGAAAATTGTCTTAGATGTGGACACAACCCGAAAGAAGAAAAAAGTATCGGTTGTTCTCATTGGGGAAAGTTTATTTCAAAAAATCATTTATATACAACAGAATGTGATAAAAAA